CGTAGTATTTTTCTTCTTAATTGATATAATTCTTTTTTAACTTCTTTGAATTTGACTCCTGCCTCATTTCTTTCGTTTACATCTGATACATTTTGAGAATCATGTTTATATCTATAATATAATTCTTGAACATATTCTTCTTTAGCTAATAATTGACGTGTTTCTCTATCTAAAGCAGCAATATAATCACTTGTAGTATCATAATGAGAAGGATCTGCTATGAAGTCGTCTGGGTCTAATTCTACTCTTCTTTTCTCCTCTGCTTTGTCTCTTTGTTCTGTATCACCATATAAGTCTTCAGATGAGAATTTAGGTCCTGTTTCTAAACCTTTTATAACATCTTCTGTTACTAATATCCAAACTTCTTCATCTAATTTGTCTGGTTCATGCCCATTAACTCTTTTAAGGATAAGATAAGTTTCCCAATCTGTTATTCCCCTCTTAGCTCCTTTGTCCATATAATAAACAGTATTTTTATCTGCTTCTTTAAGAAAAGTTCCATTTGTAAAGATAGGATGTTCTTTATCCATACCGTCTTTTTCTGCCATTTTCTTTTCTAAGTCTACTACTTGTTTAGTTAAACCTACTATTTCTACATCTCTTTCATCTAAAAAATCTCCTACATATTCTGAGCTTTGTTTAAGAATAGTAATATGTGAGATTGGTCCTGATTTTGGGAGTTCATAAAATATTTCTTGATAGTCAGCATAAAATTCACCTATATCTAATTTTGATTTTTTTGGAGTAAATAACTCACTAAATTCTGTATCTACTGTATCTGAAAACCCTGTTTTTCCATATACTGTTTTTTTAAGGAGTACAGGATGTGTGACACTTACTATTTTATGTTTATGTTGTTGTCCGGAAGAGTTTTCATCCATAATATAACCATGTGGGTATTCCCCAAAATATACATGATTATGTTTATTTTTACCTTTAGTGTGTAAAATTTCAACTGAAAGGTCCTCATAAACTAAAAATTTATGGTTGTGATTATTTGAGTAGGATGTTTTGCCTCTAAATTTTACTATTTTTATAGAAGATTCTTCACCTTTTAATATTAATTTTGGATCTATTCTTCCCATTACCTAACAACTTTAAAATGATAATCTTCATCAAATATATTAATACCATCATTATTATCTGTTCTAAACATTAGTTTATAATAACGTTCTGGTTGTAATCCTTCCATAAATAAATCAAAATACATACCACCATCATCAGCACTTAATTTAGTATACGAGGTATCAAAAGGGATTATTATTTCATTTGTTGTTGCGTCACGTAAACTATAATAACTAGTTGTAGGTAGGTATTGTGTATCTAGATAATTTGAACTTGTTACAAATGCTCTATCTGGGTATCTTTTTCTTGTTGTTAATCTAAAACGTTGTTTAGATTTTCTCTGAAATTCTGATTTATTATTATATAAAGATAAAAATATATCTCCACTATTTAATACAGTACTACTTCCACTTATAGAATAAGAAGAATCATCCCACTTAAAGGTTAATTTAGGTGGATAAATTGTATGAGTATCTACAGAAAAATATTGTAATTCTCCAAAACTAGAAGATACATCATCTTCTGTTTGTTTTGGTTTTTTAATTATAAATCCTTCATTTTTTATTCCTGTTGGATAGACAGCATTTTGATAATAACTTGCGGAAAAATATTTGACTATTTGAGTTACGTCAAGATCTAAATCTAAATTGTCTTCGTTGAAAAATGAATTTTCAGCTTTAAACAAACTCCCAGTATACCAAGTACCCCCTCCTGAAGTAGGGTAATGTCCATGACTAGATCCTGTAACCCCCGTTGCAAAACTTGATGTAGTCCATGTTGATTTTGCACTTGAACCTGTATCCGTTCTTAACTCCCAAGTTACTCCATTAGAGGAAGTTGGGTTATTTAAAAATCTACCGGTTCCCTCATCCCATGATGAAGAAAGAGCGTGGAGTTCTATTATATGTTCTGAATGTAAAGATTGATGTTCTGTAGAGAATATTTGGCAATTAGATTCCCACGTAGATATTCCACTTAATTTATTCTCTAATACATCCTTAATTTCTGTGTCTTTAAATTTGATTATAAATCTAGAAGGATAATATATTTCCATATTAGAGGATTTTTCTTCTAATAATTCTAATACTTCATCTCTACCAGTGTTTAGTCCTACTCTATCAGGGTGACTATATAGTGTAGCGTCTTTTTCGGGGTATATTGAATAATATGCCATTTTAATATGTTGTTATTTTTCCTTTAATATCTCTACCAGGCCATCTTAATTCAAAAATACTAGGATCTAATGAGGGATAAATTACTCCTTTTATAGTAGCATCATCCATATCATATTTGTAAGGGGAATATCCCCCCGCTGACCCTGCTACGTTTTCTAATTTTACAGAAGGAACTGATTGTACCCCCATTACGGCCCCAATAGTATTATATATTTCTGATTTTATTATTGGTTGGTTTATTTGCCATTTTTCTATATCAAAATATTTTTTTAATGTGCTTATACAATTAAATAATACTTCTTGATTATTAAAGTTTTTAAATGTTATTATTTCAAATTCTACATTAAAATTAATATGGAAAGCATTTTTAATATTAATAGCATCTGTAAGCATTCTATGTTGTTCTAGATATGTTTGGAGATTATGTTTGGTAGCTGCGTTTAGTAGGCTTATTTTTCTATCTGAATTATATCCTAAAGTATATAAATTTAAGGCCATAGGATTAGGTATTCTTCCCGGGCTAGAAACTAAAGGAGAAATTTGATCATCTTGTGTTATATAAGCTTTTGCTACTCTACCAAACTTTGCGGGCATAGATAAAGTTCTAATTAAATAATCGTCTTTAGTTACTGTTCTATTTTGGGAAGAAAAGTTAGCCATTGAATTCATTCTAATTTCTTCTATTGAATCTCCTGATCCCCCTCCTGTTGCGGGTGTAACATTATTAACTGCAATAGAGTCTTTACAATATTGTGATAGAGAAGCTATTAAATTTGGTTGGGTTTTTATTCTTAAGGCTCCTGGTTTATCTATAGTACCCGCGCTTACATTAGATTTTATACCAAAGGAATTTACTCTATAAGTTACTGTTAATGTAGTATTTGTGGGTACTACTCCATAAGTTCCAGTATATAGAAAATTAGAAGGATCATAAGCATATTCTAATTGGTTTCTTCCGTCCTTTATCCCCAAACCTATATTATCGGGGTTGGGGATTATTCTTTCATCTATAATGCTATTTTCTCCTGCCCCAAACTGTATTTCTAAAGTGTTATTTGATTTTAATCTTGTTACGAATCTTCTAGGGACTTTTTTTAATTTTATTAAATAAGGAGTAGATTCATTATAACCATGTAATTCGGGGTCATTACTAGCTATATTTTCAATATCTTCATAAACAGTATCTTGGGCTAAATAAGGAACTTCATGGTATCTATTACCATCTAGATCCACTAATGATTCTATATCAATTATATTAGGTTCTGCTAATTCTATAGATAAGAATTTTTCATATCCTGTTACTTCGAATGATTTTGATTTTATTTCTCCAGAATACGCTCTTACTTTCTTTTTTAATAGATAATATTCTGGTTTATTATTAGAGGGATTTATAGAATAAACAGAAGTTTCTAAAGGTTCAAATTCACTATCTAATTTAAAATTAACATCTTTTTCTGTTATAAAGGAAGGGCCTTCATTTGATTTAAAAGTAGAACCTGCTTCAATTATAAGACCATAATTTAAATCAGGTAAATAATCATTAGAAGAATCTGAAGGTACCAATTGAAATACTTCTAAATCTGTTGATGATGTGTTTGTAGCTTTAGGTCTATATCCCAAAGAATATGCTAAATTATATAGGTTTTCTTTTTCTTGAGCTAATAGTAAAAAGTTTTCTTGTAGTTGGGTATTCTGATAATATGATAAAACGTCTCCTACATAAGCCGCCATTTCCATAAACATAGTTCCAGGAGATGATTCACTAAAATCATTATATGTGTCGGGGAAATATATTTGTGCAAACTCTTGTAGTTGAGATTTAAAGTCATCATAGGTTTTATTTAGATATTTTATATCTTTTCCTCTTTCAATATTTGATGTTTTTGAGTATGCCATTTTATGAGAAGTTTATTTCTATTGCGTCCATTGATTTATCTGATAATACTCTATAATATAAAGATATTGATAAAGTGTGTATTTCTGGGGTTGTTTCCATATTTACTCTTTTAATAAATATATCTGCTATTTCTATTTCTGGAAGAAAAATAGCAGCTTGATCTATCATTTTATTTTTTAGAGATTCTTTATCTATATATTGTTCAAATAAAAGATCTCTTATACCTACTCCAAAGGCAGGTTCCATTAACCTTTCACCAGGAGAAGTTAATAATAAATTAATAAGATTACTTTTTACTTGGTCTTTAGTAGTATAAGAAGAATTAAATACAGCAGGACCATCAAAAGGTAAAGTAACTCCTATAGCTACTTTATCTTTTTCAGGTAAATCTATTGTATTTATTTTAATATTTCTTCTTTCTAAAATAGCCATTTATTATTTGTTTTTCTTTTTATCAATTGCTTTCATTAAATCTCTATAATCTCTATTTATTACATCTTGTAAAGCATTAGGCATAGCTCCTGTTGGTACCTCCCCTGATGACCCAAAAGGATCATTAGGTGAGGCCATTGTTGTTTCTAAATTCGTACTTCCCTTAGCTGTTTCATTTAAAAGGGTATTTAATGCTTGATTGTTTGTATAACTTTTTGGTTTGAATGAAGGATTACCCATTATTTTTTCTTTTAAAGTGGGTTTTGTAGCCTTAGATATTGGTGTATTTGGTACGTCAACAAGTCTTTCAGTATGTTCTGTGATTGTTGGTTTTAATTCATCACGTAAATCTTCTTTAAGTGATTTGATTTCTCTACGTAACGCATAATCGATTTCTTCTCTAACTATTTTTCTAATTAGGTTTTCAAATGTTTTTGCTTTCATTGTTGTTTGTTGTTTGTTATAAATATAAGTTTGATTTGTTTTTGTTGATTCATTCTATCTAATCATTAGGTCTAGGTCCCCTAGGATTTATTTTTAGATTTCTTCTTAAATAATCCTTTTTTTGTTTTCCTCTAGCTAATTCAGGCCATTCTGGTAATTCATCATCATGGTCTGTTGTGTTTATTTCTAAATTTTGTTTTGTAGTACTTAAAGGGTAATCTGCCCCCATTGTTATATCTTCAGAAGTTAAAGCTGCATTGAATCTTTCATATCCTATTGTTTCAAAACTGGCATTTTTTATATAACGAATAAATTCATCATCCCCTGTATTTGCATAACGTGCTAATAATTCTTCAGCAGACATTGTATCTAATTTAGCTGCTAATCCTTCTAATGTTGCTCCTTTATCATTAGTAAGGTTATTAAGTCCTAATCCGGATTGGTTGTCTTTTGTTCCATTATTTGTTCCATCCCCTCCTGTTCCATCCCCCTTATTGTTATCATCGGCTCCTGTACTATTTTCACTACTTTGAGCACATAACATTAAAGCAAACATATATAATATTTCTAAAATACCTAATATTCCTTCTATTAATCCTAACATTGCAGCTAATGCTGCTGCTATTTTTGCTAGGAGTTTAGCTATAGGATTTATATATTTTTTTAACATTTTTTTTATAAATTCTTTTGCTCTTCCTACTGCTTGTACCCATTTTTTAATACTATAGTCTGCTTTTGTTATTAATCTAGATAATAAGTCTATAAAACCCCCAGTTCCTGTTCCTCCTAAAAATTTAACTACTATTTTTGCAACTTTTATTATTATTTTTAATACTTTTAAAATAATATTTAATATTTTAATAATAGCATCCAATATTGATATTAACCCATTTAACATAGCTAATACAGCAGCTAAAGCTGCTACTCCTGCTGCTGCCTTCCCCATTATTCCCTTTACTTTATTTAGGAAATTTTTTAATTTATTATATTTTGCTTCTAATCTTTTTTTATCAGCAGGAGAACATCCTGTTGATTTTACTTTTTCCATTACTTGGTCTTCAGTTGGGATTTTATCTTTATATTTCATTACTTTTTGCATTCCCTTATCTTTGGCCTTACCTTTAAGACCATGTAATTTAGATTTTATTGTTGTTGATATTTTTCCTAATATTGCTTCCATAATTAAATTGTAAATACTCTTTTACTTGATATTTGACTTGTGTCTACTTTATGTTTAAAATCTGAATTTAAATCAAATTTATATCCTATTTCAAATGCTAATCTTTTTAGGTGGTCTTTTCTAAAAGTTTTTAAAGCACTTACTAATGTTGGTGACGGACAATCTCCTGCTGAATCTAAATTTTCAGGACCATCTAATACATCACATAAAGCATCTATTGCTGCTAATAAATCTTTCAACCATGTTTCTGTTCTTTCTCCTAATAAAACAGGTTCTGTTGGTAGCTTATTATTCTTTTTTAAACCTAAAACAATTTTTGGTGTATTAATAATAAAATAACTTTTATCATCTGAACTTGTATCAAAATGAAAACTACCATTACAACTAAAAGTCATATGTTCTCTAGAAAACATGAGTATACTGTCTTTTTTAGATTGTAAAACAACTCTATCAGTATTAATAATTACTTGATTACCTTGATATGCAAAGGGTTGTTTTGGTTTTTTTGTTACGTTTATTCCGCTATTTGCCATTTTATTTTTCTTTCAATTTCTTTTTCTACTGTTGCATTTTCCATTCTTTCTGATCAAACTCAGATCTACCTTGTGTAGTTAAATTATCATAAAAGGTTTGTTTAGCCTTTCTTCCTTCTATTGTATTCCAGTTTTTGCTATCGTACCAGGTTTTAAAATCTTCATCACTCATACTTTCCCAATCTGCTGTGTCATCAGTTT